TGTGACTTCGTCGTCGAAACGCACATTGTTGTAGCCCAGAATACAGGTCTTCGGTACGGTAAAAAGCGAGTGAATACGGGCGGCAAACGTGGCTTCGTTTTCTCCTTTCGCCCGTGCTTCCTGCGGGGTAATACCGGTAATTAATACTGCTCCAGGCTGGGGTAAATAGTCATCCGCGGGCTTGCAGTAAAAGACTTCGGGTTCGCCGATGACATTGAATTCGTTATCAGTGCGAATGGCTGCGAACTGTGCAGGGCGATCTAACGCGGGGTGCGTTCCAAAGGTTTCGTAATCGTGAAAGAGGAAGGTAGGTTGTTTATCTGTGTCTGTCATTGTCTAGCATTGTCCACTGTAGTTAATTAACTGTCTGTTATAACTCGAAAAACAACCATTTTTTCACCTGAGTATGTCTACGAACGTCAAATATAGTTGTTTACTGTGCGCTGTTGTCCATGTGATATTGTGTACCAGATGTGTACCAAACCATTATTTCTTAGCGTACCAAATATTATTTATGGCTATAAGCGACACAAAACTGCGTACTATTTATGGTAAACCATATTCGGGCCCACAAGAAGTGGCTGATGCCGATGGCCTCAGCGTACGAATTTCACCGAAGGGGGTCATCCAGTTCCAGTACCGCTATCGCTGGCATGGCAAGCCTAATCGACTTGGGCTTGGTCGATACCCATCCCTGTCTTTGAAGGATGCCAGACAGATCACTGCTGACTTACGAAAGCTCTATTTCTCAGGAACGGATCCACGCACTTATTTTGAAGAGAAGGTGGAGAACTCCATGACGGTTGCCCAGTGTCTCGACTACTGGTTCGACAACTACGTCTCTACAACTCTCAGAGAAAAGACCCAGGCACTTTACCGATCAACGGTTATGAAGCGCATGCATGACGCCTTCCCTAATCGTCCGGCATCTTCTATCACGGTTAAGCAATGGGTTGACCTGCTTACCGAAGAAGAAAAAGATAATCCACGCCGAGCAAGGCAGGTGCTAAGTCAACTAAGATCAGCAATTAGTTGGTGCATGCGGCGTCAGTTGATAGATAGTTGCGCAATTATGAGCATCCAACCAAGGGACTTCGGCTCCCGCGCTGAGGTAGGGGATCGGGTACTGTCGTATCACGAACTGGCTAAGATTTGGCTTGCTATTGAAAGAAGCCGTGCGTCTACGTCAAATAAGCTACTTCATCAGATGCTTATGCTGTGGGGGGCGAGGCTCTCAGAGCTTAGGCTGGCAAAAAAGACAGAATTTGACCTGCTGGAAAACGTATGGACCGTACCGAAAGAGCATAGCAAGATGGGTAATGTTATCCGCCGTCCAATCTTCGAACAAATTAAGCCTTTCCTCGATAAGGCCATGACAACGTACAATGATGTTCTTTTCCCTGGAGAAGACATAAACAAACCGATCAGCATCGCTGCAGCCAACCGATTCGTAAATAGAATAAGGGGAGGGATGGATATAGGTTACTGGCGAACACATGATTTCAGAAGAACGCTTGTTACACGTCTGTCCGAGATGAATGTCGAGCCTCATGTTACTGAGAGAATGCTCGGTCATGAACTTGGCGGGATAATGTCCGTGTACAATAAACACGACTGGATAGAGGCTCAGCGCAAAGCGTATGAGCTTCACGCTGATAAATTGTTCTGGCACATCAGGAGCATTTCTGATTAACGCCACCGTTAAGAATCCACCCTTCAACAGCTTCACGAAGGTATGATTTGGGGTGGGTTCTGACTGGCTTCGGAAATCCGTGCCGTTTGGTATAGTTCCAGATTGTCTGACGTGATGAAACACCGAGCTTGTTCATCACTTCTTTCTCAGGAATCAGGCTGGTATCGGTCATCTTAATTCTCCAGGCAAAAAGAAACCGCCATATAGCGGCTCTATCAGATATGTACAGGCCTCATCGAGTGTGAGGCGTTAGTCCTTGCGTAGCTCGCTGATTCTTCTGTAAGTCTCTGGTGCTTTGTTTCCGTGTATCTTCATTTCAGAGTTCAACAGAGCAGCGAGAGAATCCCATTCGTTGAGGATGCCTTTGAATGCCGGAACGCGCTTTGCAACCTTGTCGAATGAATCTCTGATTTCTGGAATCTGCTCAACAAGTGCAACGCATCGTCGGAAATCGGCTGCGTCATGTGGAGCGCCGAAGTGATGACCATAGATATTCTTTTTCAGTCCACATGCGATTGAGGCAAGAGTTGCGCTACTGATGCCGACATCGCCAGTCGATTGCCATTTCAAAATCTTCATAGCCAAATCTGACATTTCTTGTCTCCAATAAAAAACCGCCATCAGGCGGTTTGGTGTTCTTTCAGTTCTTCAATTCGAATATTGGTTACATTGTTTTCATATATGAATAAATAAATTAGCTTTTTTCGTTGCCTTCGCTTTCTTTATTAATTTTAACAAACTCGTTTTTACCACGCTCACCAAATGCGTCTTTAGAGTCGTTGTATCCGCAATCGCAGCACACATAATCTCCAGACCATCCACGCATTGTTTTTTCTTTTGCAATATTTCCAGAACCGCATTTTGGACAAGACATATCACTACCTCCAAAGCATGAGTGAGATGACAACGTAACATTGATTGGAGATTAACAATAGATTGCTGATGTAAAAGATATGTATAAGCTTCGCTTTCAAAGTGGAGGCTCTGGTAGCGGCATCCAGTGTGACGGCTCACATACCCCCTCAACACCGTTCATGTAAAAGAATTGAAATAACCCTTTACCTTTGTGAAACCCTACCATCTGCTCTTTTGTGTCTGAACAATAAACCAAAACATCTTCTTCGTTTGGCATTCGCTCACTACAGCTTATCCAACCATCCGGAGTTACCGGAGAGTTGCTATTTACATCGAAGTTTGGCTCTGCGTCCTGAACCAGGAGGATGTAACCATTCTTGGCTGTATCAAGTTCTAACGCCTCGGTGACGGTGCCGAAATAGCGATTACCTAAATCAGCATCACAAGTGCTTACATCAATGGAAACTTCCATCCCTTCGATTAATTCTGGCAAGTTGTAAGTTTGGCTTACAGGTTGGATACCCTGAAGCATGGCAGCGTGGCAGGCATCCTCTACGCCCTTAACTGCATCTGCGCAGTAGTTATAGCGATTGCATTCCACTAACTTCTGCTTGAGATTTTCAATTGCTTGCGCGACATCAGCCTGTATTTCCGGAACTGGCGGAACGGCTGTCTGCTGCTCTCGAACGTCATTAGTCGCTATCGGTTCTGCTGCCAACTGACTGGCATATTTGTTAATGGTAACGATAAGCTCTTGCTCAGCCTCATCCAGACAATCACCGATACCTCGCCTGTCACCGTCAAAATCATCGAAATCGGCACGAACCCTGGCAACCTTCATAATTGCTGACAGCACCTCACCTGGAATTACCGGAGAGTTGCCAGCCAGTCTACGCAAAACAGCCTTAACAGCCTCAATACGGTCATCATAAACTTTTTCTACAATATTGGAATTTAAATACTTCGAAGCCTTGCTATGCCAATCGCTGGTTTTAGGGTCTTGTCCATCCATCAAACGCCAAGCTTCAGCGATTAACTCATAGCCAGTAACAGTGGCTTCCTGCGCATCACCAATCAGTTGTGTGATCTCTCTTTCAAGCATGCTTAGAGCGTTAGGCATTGGTTTTTCTTCAGGTACTACTGGAACGGGGGGAGCGGCGTAGACCTCAATAATTCCATTATCAATAGGCCATTCTCCATCCTTGAGGTAGTCACTTGTGCCGTCAACTTGCTGTTCTGCAATGTGGAATGCACCTATTGGTTTTGCTTCCAGCGATGCCAGAGCAATTCGTGCCAGCTCACGCACTACTTCCGGGGGAGCGTAACGGTCATTCAGGTCATCCCACAGGCGTAGCATGTTATCGCTACCAGGGTGAACATCCTCGTTAGTTCCGGCAAGCGCACTAATAACCTCATCGGCTGCCTCAATAATTTTCAGAGCTTGTTCTCTGGTAATAGTGGTCATTTGTTAACCCTCAAAACTTTATGCCCGGGCGCAAAAGCACGCGTTTTGTCTTTACTTATTCGCCACCCGTCTTTACGGGCCTCTTTTGCACAGCCAGTCCATGACGTACCGATATACTCACCGAAGTCTGGCGACTTATATTTGCCATCTGTACACTGGAGGCAGTCACAATAGAGATGCATGGTGTAACTTGCAGCGATAGCCATATCACTCTCCTTTGATGCGAATGCCAGCAAGCCAGTTTCTGATGCCGATATATTCAGCGTTCCTGAAACCGCTTTTTACATATATAAATGGCAAGCGAAGATTGTGACCATTGGCTGCCAGGTAGTCTTTACAACCCTGTTCGGTGAAACAGCAGGTAACGAATTCATCAATATCTTTCACAGCAACGCGCCGCCATTTTTCTGGTGGCTCTCGAAAGTTTTCGTGAAGTAGTTCGAGACGACGACTTTGGCGTTTATTGGCTTCATTACCATCTTCATCAACCCAGACAATCCGGTCATAGTCATAATCAGCATCAACAACGATTTCGCGCTTTTGATACACACAAAACATAGGGTCTGACGTTATTCGATTATCCTGTGTTCGAATATTTTCACCGATGATGCCAAACGAATCTGGTGCAGATTTTGTCTGCAACTCTTCGATGCGTTCAGCCATCGCAGCACACTCTTCAAAGTTGCTTAATGCTTTTCGCTCCCATTCAGCGCATTGTTTTTCCAGTTCTGCTATGCACTTACTTCCATCCGAGATAACACCTTCGTAATACTCACGCTGCTCGTTGAGTTTTGATTTTGCTTCCTCAAGCTCAACTCTCAGCTTCCCTACCGTTAGCGCAATCTCCTCGTTCTCCTGGTCGCGGCGTTTGATGTATTGCTGGTTTCTTTCCCGTTCATCCAGCAGTGCCAGCACAGTAGCTGGACTGGCTGCGGCGATGAATTCAGCATTGGCCTGCTGTTCCATTTGGAAATCTTCATCGAAACCGCTTTCTGGATGCGCTCCTTCAATTCTGCAAATGGGAATATATCCAGCAGCCTCGCGATGAATTAGTGCATCATCACCATCAAATCGGCCCTCTCCATATTCGAGCGACCACACACCACACGTTGCTTTCTCTGCCTTTTCACGCAGTGCCTGATAGTCAATTTTCATTCTCGCCATCCCTCACAGTTGTAATCACAACAGCCTTCAAAATCATATGGGTTATACTGCCAGGTGATTTTTCCGCAATGCGGACAATTCCAGCGCACCTTCCCGCTTCGTGACTTCTTTCTTCTGTTTTGCTTTTTCAACCAGTCAGGCATGACTAAACCTGCGATCTGAACCATTGTTCTGCGGTTGAAATTATTGATATTGAACGTCCGCCGCTTTGCTGCATCAGCAATGGAAAATGGCAACCAAACTATTCCTGGTTCGTTTTTGTTGGCGACGCTAAAGATGGTTGCTTTACTGAAGTCATCTGTTGGCAATCCACCGTGTTGAAGCCAGTAAACATCGTTGCCGTTCCAGCTACCTTTTTTGTAGGCCACATACGCAGTGCAATCTGACTCAATCAGGCTTTCTGTAGGGATGTACTGGCAATCAACGTGCCACACAGCCATTGCATCCACGCTATCAGCGCAAACAGGCTGATCGATATCTCGACCACAATTCCAGGCTTTTTGGGCTTCTTCCAGCGTGTAAACATGAGCGCGATCGATATCAGAACTGTAACCATTGCCGTTATGGCAATGGAATGAAGCGTTATTACCCACAGTTTCACGCAAGCACATCATGTAAAAACGGTTACTCACTGGTTGCCTCCTTTGCGAAGCTGGGCAGCAAAGTCAACTAACCACTCAGTCATTTCAACCTTCCCTACCAGGTCTGAACCAGGGCGCATACAGCAATCACTCTGCGCCGCTTTGAAATCCTTATACTCATATTCTTGGGCCACCAGATTTTTTGCAGCTTCTATAGCAGCATCCACCCCCTGCGCTCGTACTTCAGCCAGGAAAGCGTCGGTGGCGGGGGTGTCTGATTGCAGAGACTTTGCGCGATAGTCATTCCACCCTCTTGCATACATGGGATTAACTTGCACTCCATCTTTTACGCAATATGCCTGCCCTCCACGGTTGATAACCTTGATTTCGTCCATAGCGCCAGACTTCAGCCCCGCATTCTCCGCTGCCAGTGCCGCGTACTTGGCCTCAAGGTTATCAATCGTGATTCCAGCAGAACGGCACTCCCGCAACGCCGTTTCCAGTTTTGATTCAAGTTCACCGAACTTACGCACCAGATATTCAGCGTTTGTTTCGTTAACCTTTAAATCTCGGGGGATGCATTTACCTTTCAGAAATCCATCCATCTCAATTAGTGTCATTTGTTTCATTTCTTCCCACTCCGCAACATCGCATTCAGATATTTGTTGTCATTAACAGAACCGAAACTATTTCTCTTAAGTAATTCCTCTCTCGATGGCATTGGCTTTACGCGTTGGCGAATAATCATTTCTGCCGGAAGAATGCCGGGATTGTATGCAAGTCCTCTCATGATTTACTCTCCACGAACTGGTCAATAGCCATGCTAAGTGACATACCTAAAGCTTCGATATGCTGCTGAATATCCTGTAGCGTCCGCGCCTGAGATAACAGGATTTCACGGTTGCATAATTCTTTAACCAGATGCTCAAACTTGCTGTAATAACCGATACGGCTTAGTGTTTCTTTCCCTGCATTCTCGCCTTCTTTGATAATTCCTCTTTCGCTAAGAATCAGATCGTGTTTGGTTCCGGTAATAACGTATTTTCCGAGGTCGATGTTTAGCTTCATTGTTTTCATTGTTAATTCCTCAGTCATTACTGATAGCGCCATAGCGTGAGCGGTAATTACGCAGGCGCGGGTCGATATATTCAGGGAAGTGGGTATATGTGGCTTTGCGGAATGGTCGGATTGATGTCTGGTAAATTCGCTCGCGTTCTTCTTTCTCTGCAAGCCATATACAGTGGCGAAATTCCTTTTCCTCTTTCGTTTCCTGCGGTAGAGACATTATCAGGTCGTAGTTTTTTCTGAATTTATCCAGCACCTCCGATACGGAATTGCCGGAACAGCGGCGCGGGTCATCCGCACCATACAGAGGCGCAGGCATAATGGAATCCTTATGTTGCTAATTTAGAAGGGAATTGAATCGTCGTATTCAGGATGATTTTGATGATTGCTACTTTGTTGCTGTTGGCTGTTTCCTGAAGTTGCAAATCCAATCTTTGCATTCAGTAATTCAAGAGTGATTGATTGACCATTTTGCCCCTGATAAACATCAACCCTGATGTTTTCTCCGGTAATTTCCACAATGCCACCTTCAACAAGAACACTACGGTAGTAATCCGCTTGCGATCCCTGCTTGGCAAATACAACGGCGCTGTAGTTTGTCCATTCTTTCTTTTTTGTCTGGCGATCGTAATACTGAACGCCAGCACGGATGTTGAATCCGATATTTTCCCCGGCCTGAAACTCTCTTGCGGGCTTGTTTAGTCTTACAGTAATCGAATGTGCCATTAAGCAGCCGCTCCTTCTAATTCGTCTCGTCTGATGTTGTAAACGTCCTGCGCTTTGTGCTGCTCCGGTGTGCCTTCGAGCATCTTCCACGCTTTGGCGAACGCCTGTTTAAGCTCTTCCACGGTGTTTTTCTGCAATGCTGCGTCAGTGAATGCTTTTAGAACCTGTTCAGGTGTAGGTGATGGTTTTGACTGCTTTGCTGCTGCGTTCTGCTGATGTTTATGCTCGTCTGTATCTGCATCTTTCGCATCATCAATGCCGAACAAACCATTGAGGCAATATTTGCGTGCATAAGAGCTTGTAGCTCCCGTAACTTGTGCAGAATCCATTCCTTTCTTGCTTTCTTCCTCTCGTGCAAGAGCGGTTGCCGTATGACTGTTTTCGCCATCGGTAATAGTTGCCGTGGCTTTCACGTAATACCGATCACCAATCAACACAACTTCATCGCTGATTGATAAAAACAGACCATTCAGTAACGGCTTAACGCCTTCAAGAATGTCTTCGCAGCTTCTGTATTTATATTTGCCGAATGAGTTGTACTGATTCTTTGGCGCGTTCAGATTCTCCTGAATAGCTGCCAGTCTTGCGTAAAATTCTTTGCTCATATGTTTGTTCTCAGAATGGACATGGCCCAAGGAAATAACGCTGATTTAATACTTCAGTCTTTGCCGCATTTAAAAATACGCGAACACCTTCACGATCTCCCTTCTGGCGATACATTAACGCCTGCTGTGTGTACATGCGTCTCTGTAACTTGCTCTCCTTCACTGTGGTTGCAAGTGACATGAATATCTCCTTCGTTACCGATTAATTCTTTCATCTGACGAATGAATTCTTCGTCTGACCAGTTATCTGTAAAACTCATTTCCTGCGATACCACGGAAGGTTGATAGCTGATTTCATCGCTTTATTTGCTTCAAGCCACATTTTTGAATCACCAATAAATCTGGCTATTACTGCTTTGTTTTGTGCTGCACGAAGCATCTGGTGATTGATGGCTATTTCATTGCGCATAACGCCTCCAGTTGTTTCTTTGCTGCTCTGATTAATTGTTTAACTCGGCGTGATAATTCAGATTCGTGCGGGTAGAAAGCGGACATGACGCCGCTACCCGCGAGCTGAAAGTGCATCATGGGTAACTCCTTATATTTGATTGCATAACGAAAACGCCTCGAGTGAAGCGTTATTGGTATGCATATAAAAAGGCCCTCACACTGGAGGGCAAAGAAGATTTCCAATAATCAGAACAAGTCGGCTCCTGTTTGGTTACGAGCGACATTGCTCCGTGTATTCACTCGTTGGAATGAATACACAGTGCAGTGTTTATTCTGTTGTTTGTGCCAAAAATAAAGGCCACCATCAGGCAGCCTTGTTGTAAATGCTGCAGGTATCAAGTAAGTAATTAGATGGAGCGCCATAAATTATGAATTCATCGTTTGTCGGGTCCATCTCCATCTCTTGGCCTATTGCCATTCTTGCGTCAGTGTCATCAGAGGCGAAGCATAAAACAGCCCACGCCCCCATTGTTTTAAAAAGAACTGCAATTGGCTGTGGTTTTACTGAATTTGCGTTAGCGCGAAAATCATAAATCGCACTTTCATGAAATTCCATATCTCACCTCAAATAAGTGGTTTGCTGCCTAATTTCATTTTCTGGCGACCAACACAAGTCACACCCATTTCACTGCGTGGCTTGCTGTACCATGTGCGCTGATTCTTGCGCTCAATACGCTGCAGGTTGCTTTCAATCTGTTCGTGGTATTCAGCCAGTACCGTAAGGTCTATCGGATTCAGTGCGCTTTCTACTCGTGATTTCGGTTTGCGATTCAGCGAGAGAATAGGGCGGTTAACTGGCTTTGCGCTTACCCCAACCAACAGGGGATTTGCTGCTTTCCATTGAGCCTGTTTCTCTGCGCGACGTTCGCGGCGGCGTGTTTGTGCATCCATCTGGATTCTCCTGTCAGTTAGCTTTGAGTAACGCGCCGTGATGCTTATCTCCACGGTTGCTGTCTTGCAGCTGCATTTCGCGCTACTCAAAGCCTTCTGCTTTGAATGCTGCCCTTCTTCAGGGCTTAATTTTTAAGAGCGTCACCTTCATGGTGGTTAGTACGTCCTGCTGATGGCTAAATAGTACAATTTGTACTTTATCGAGTCAATACAAAATGTTCTAAATATAATTAGTTTTTTATAACGCTTTGTATTTAATGGGTTTATATTTTGGAAAAAGAAAACCCGACGCTAAGGTCGGGTTATTGTTGTGTGTTTTAGAGTTGTGAGGCTGTTAACTAAATGTCTCTTCAGGCCACTGGCTGGCGATAACTTTCCCTACTACGGAACAGCTATCATTGCATGGAATCATTGGATATTGCGGGTTTAGTGGCTGTAGGAACACCTGACCGCTATCCCTGATCAGTTTCTTGAAGGTAAACTCGTCACCACCAAGTCTGGCTATGCAGAAATCACCTGGCTCAACAGCCTGCTCAGGGTCAACGAGAATTAACATCCCGTCAGGAAAGCTTGGCTTGGATCCTGTTGGCGCGGTCATGGAATTACCTTCAACTTCAAGCCAGAACGCACAATCACTGGCTTTTTTGGTTGTGCTGACCCATCTCTCCGCATCACCTTTGGTAAAGGTTCTAAGCTCAGGCGAGAACATCCCGGCCTGAACATGAGAAAAAACAGGGTACTCATATTGTTTTTTAACGGGGGCAGATGAGTATTCGCCAACAGGTGAAAATGTACCGTCGTGGTTGAATGAGACGTTATCAATACCAAGGTATTTAAACACCACACCAATCTCGTCAAGAGATGGATGACGAGATCCGCGCAACCAGTGACCAATTCCACCCTGCGTCATACCAAGCTCTTCGGCTAACTTCTCTTGAGTTATGCCGAGCTCTTTCATTCTGGATCTAGCCAGTTCATACCATTTCATTTTCATACCCTTATTATTACGCTCTGTACTAAAACCATCCATGCACAAGATGTATTTTTTGTTTGCATTCTAAAAGTACATATCGTATTATTGTTTCATGGTTACTATGGAGGGCATATGAGCAACCTACGAAAATATCGAGAGTCACTGAATATCTCTCAAACAACACTTGCTAAGGCAGTTGGATGCACACAGGGAGCTATCGGACATTGGGAATCTGGTCGTCGCTTCCCAGACCTTAAAACATGCCGTGCTCTTGTTGAGTGCCTAAACAAGTTAGGCGCAAAAGTCAGTCTTGATGACGTGTTCCCGCCGGAACACAAAGCCGCTTAAGACATTCCAGCTCTTACACATCCCAGCCCTGAAAAAGGGCATCAAATTAAACCACACCTATGGTGTATGCATTTATTTGCATACCTTCAATCAATTGTTATCTAAGGAAATACTGACATATGGTTCGTGCAAACAAACGCAACGAGGCTCTACGAATCGAGAGTGCGTTGCTTAACAAAATCGCAATGCTTGGAACTGAGAAGACAGCGGAAGCTGTGGGAGTTGATAAGTCGCAGATCAGCAGGTGGAAGAGGGATTGGATTCCAAAGTTCTCAATGCTGCTTGCTGTTCTTGAATGGGGCGTCGTTGACGACGATATGGCTCGATTGGCACGACAAGTTGCTTCGATTCTCACCAATAAAAAACGCCCGGCGGCAACCGAGCGTTCTGAACAAATCCAGATGGAGTTCTGAGGTCATTACTGGATCTATCAACAGGAGTCATTATGACAAAACAACTCAGTCCTTACCAGGACAAAATTCACAAACACATACTACGTGATCGCTTCCTGTCCAGCTTCAAGCAGCCTGGTCGATTCCGGGCTGAGTTGGAAAAAGTGAAGCTGATGCAGAAGGAGAAAGGTCATGAGTAATCTTGCAACCGTAACACATTTAAGGCCTTCACAACGGCCTGTGGAGCGTCGTGTGGCAGAAGTTGAAGATGGTTATACCCGTCTTGCAAATGCCCTGTATGAAGAGCTTATCGGCGCAGATTTAACGAAAAATCAGAGCAAGGTTGCCCACGCCATATGCCGTAAAACATACGGCTACGGTAAAAAGATGGATCGCATCTCTGATAGTCAGTTAGCTCAAATTACCAGGCTGCCAAGACAGAAGGTAAACAAGGCCAAGAATGAGCTTATCGCGATGAAGGTTATCCTTCGCGAAGGCCAGCAAATCGGGCCTAACAAGAACATCGAGGAATGGCAAATAGAAGGGTGTCACTACTCTGGTGATAATGTCACTGCATTGGTGACAAAAAGTGTCACCAAAACGGTGACAGCGCTGTCACCAAAACAGGGACACACAAAAGAAACTATTACAAAAGAAAAAAGAAATAATAAAAACACTATGTCCGAAAGTGTTCGGACGGAGTGTGAAAAATCACATGACCGTCACGAAGAAACCGACAAGGCATTCGAGGAAATATTCTGGTGTGCAGGCATGCGGAAAGCCGGGAAGAAAAACGCAGCTTCGGCATTCAGAACACAGTTCAGGGAATGGCGTAAAACTACCAGGGGTACGGCAAGAGAGTTTGCCACGATGCTGGCAGAAGACATCGCATGCAGGAATGGTAAGCAGTTCGGATTCGACAGGTTGTTACCATCGAGCTACCTGAACGGTCAACGCTGGAACGACGAGAAGCCAGAAACTATTCAACCACAATCCAAACCATCATCCGCAATCACCGTATCGAAAACTGGCTACGTGTTTTTCGACAGGTGAACCATGAAATCAAAAATCAAATCGCTACTGGTCGCTGGTTATAACCACGGTTGGTTAAGTATTTCGTTTGTCGATTTCTGGTTTAAAAATCTCAATCTGAGGGAATCATGACGCCAAGTGAACTCAGCGACCTGCTTTGGGCGCAGGTTGACAGGGTGGCTCCGCACCTGTTGCCAAACGGCAAGAAAGAGGGGCATGAGTGGGTTGCCGGTAACGTCAACGGCGACAAGGGAAACAGCCTTAAGGTCAACCTTAGCGGCAAGAAAAAATGGGCTGATTTCGCTGAGGGAGACGGCGGTGACATGCTTGATTTGTGGATGGCATGTCGTGGAATTAACCTGCATCAGGCTATGCAGGAAGCGAAAGCATTTCTCGGTATCAAGGATGACGATCACCATTTCGATGCCAAACGTGAGAAGAAATTCTCCAGACCTGATCGCAAGAAAATCGCCCGCTACGTTACCAGAACAGAATCCCATCTTGAGTACTTGCAATCGCGTGGCATATCGCCAGAAGTCGTAAAGCGCTACGAGGTTGTCAGCGGCAAGGTGTGGAATGGAGAACGAGAACTTGATGCACTGGTGCTTCCGTACAAACGCGATGGTGAGTTGTTGCAGGTCAAGCGAATCAGCACTGAGCGCCCGGACGGGAAGAAAGTCATTATGGCAGAAGGTGATTGCGAACCTTGTCTGTTCGGATGGCAGGCTCTGGACGCTGGCGTGAGGGCGGTTGTACTTTGCGAAGGCGAAATTGATTGTATGAGCTATGCGCAATACGGCATCTCGGCGTTATCCGTGCCGTTTGGTGGCGGGAAAGGTGCTAAGCAACAGTGGATTGAGTTTGAGTATCACAACCTCGACAGGTTTGAGGAAATATTCATCTCGATGGACGTTGATGATGTTGGTCGTGAAGCCGCAAGGGAAATCGCAAGCCGACTCGGTGAACATCGTTGCCGTCTTGTTACTCTGCCGTACAAAGACATCAACGAATGCCTGATGAACGGTGTTACCGAGGATGAAATCTGGCAGTACATCGGCACGGCATCATACTTCGACCCTGAAGAACTCTACAGCGCACGAGAGTTTTACCAGGACACTATCAACGCTTTCTACGGCAAGCAGCAGTATCTGTTTAATCCACCGTGGGAATCTCTGGCAGATAAATTCCAGTTCCGTGAGGCCGAGTTGACGCTGGTCAATGGTGTGAACGGTCACGGAAAAACGGAGGTTGTCGGGCATATGGCACTTGAGGCAATGCGTCAGGGTGTGAAGACGTGCATCGCGTCACTTGAGCTGAAGCCTGGTATTCTCCTTAAGCGCCTTACCCGTCAGGCGACGTGCTGCAAGATGCCGCCAGTGCTGGAAATTGACTCTGCATTTAAATTTTATGACGAAAGACTTTGGGTGTTTGGCCTGACCGGAACGGCGAAAGCCGACAGGCTGATCGAAATATTCGACTACGCTCGCCGCCGATACGGCATCCAGTTATTCATCATCGACAGCCTGATGAAATGTGGCATAGGCGACGATGACTATAACGGGCAGAAGGCGTTTGTTGACTCGATTTGCGACTTCAAAAACAAAACAAACTCCCACGTCATTCTCGTTACTCACTCGCGAAAAGGAGACAGCGAAGAAAAACCAACCGGGAAAATGGACGTAAAAGGCTCTGGAGCGATAACAGACCTGACAGACAACCTTTTCATCATATGGCGTAACAAGGCTCGCGAGAGAGCGTTACAGAGAGTTCAGAGTGGTGAAAAAATGTCAGAGAAGGACGAACAGCTACTGGCATCTCCGGCATCTGTTTTGATGCTTGAAAAACAACGTAACGGCGAAGGTTGGGAAGGTGGTGTCCCGTTGTTCCTTGACGAGCAATCGCACCAGTTCCTGCAACTTGAATCAGGAACTCCATATAGCTACATCGCCAATATGCCGAAATCTGAATATGACGAGGCGTGGCGACAGGAAAACGTGACGGAGTATTAAATGACCATCTACATCACTGAGCTAATAACAGGCCTGCTGGTAATCGCAGGCCTTTTTATTTGGGGGAGAGGGAAGTCATGAAAAAACTAACCTTTGAAATTCGATCTCCAGCACATCAGCAAAACGCTATTCACGCAGTACAGCAAATCCTTCCAGACCCAACCAAACCAATCGTAGTAACCATTCAGGAACGCAACCGCAGCTTAGACCAAAACAGGAAGCTATGGGCCTGCTTAGGTGACGTCTCTCGTCAGGTTGAATGGCATGGTCGCTGGCTGGATGCAGAAAGCTGGAAGTGTGTGTTTACCGCAGCATTAAAGCAGCAGGATGTTGTTCCTAACCTTGCCGGGAATGGCTTTGTGGTAATAGGCCAGTCAACCAGCAGGATGCGTGTAGGCGAATTTGCGGAGCTATTAGAGCTTATACAGGCATTCGGTACAGAGCGTGGCGTTAAGTGGTCAGACGAAGCGCGACTGGCTCTGGAGTGGAAAGCGAGATGGGGAGACAGGGCTGCATGACTATCAAATCAAATACGCCAGCACACGACAAGGACTGCTGGCAAACGCCGCTTTGGCTTTTTGATGCGCTGGATATTGAGTTTGGATTCTGGCTGGATTCAGCTGCGAGCGACAAAAATGCTCTGTGCGCTCACTGGCTAACTGAGGCCGACGACGCACTCAATTCTGAGTGGATAAGCCACGGTGCAATCTGGAATAACCCACCGTACAGCAATATCAGGCCGTGGGTGGAAAAAGCAGCTGAGCAGTGCATACAACAGCGACAGACGGTAGTTATGCTTGTGCCAGAGGATATGTCAGTCGGATGGTTCAGCAAGGCTCTGGAGAGTGTCGACGAAGTTCGGATTATCACTGATGGACGGATTAATTTTATCGAACCATCGACAGGGCTGGAGAAGAAGGGAAACAGCAAAGGCTCCATGCTGCTGATTTGGCGACCGTTCATCAGTCCTCGACGGATGTTTACTACCGTATCCAAAGCGGCATTGATGGCGATCGGGCAGGGCGTCAGGAGGGCGGCATGAGACGACAGCGACGAAGTATCACCGACATCATCTGCGAAAACTGCAAATACCTTCCAACGAAACGCTCCAGAAATAAACGCAAGCCAGTCCCAAAAGAATCTGACGTAAAAACCCTCAATTACACGGCTCACCTGTGGGATATCCGGTGGCTTAGAGAACGTGCGAGGAATACAAGGTGATTGACCCAAATCGAAGTTACGAACAAGAAAGCGTCGAGCGAGCTTTAACGTGCGCTAACTGCGGTCAGAAGCTGCATGTGCTGGAAGTTCACGTATGTGAGCACTGCTGCGCAGAACTGATGAGCGATCCGAATAGCTCAATGTACGAGGAAGAAGACGATGAGTGATTTCTCTGAGCTTATTTCCTTCAAAAAAGACAGAGAAGAAATGCGGACTGAATCTGTCTATTACGTTCAACACCGGAATAAACGCTCGGTGCTTGATCAGGAGTTGGTTATTACCGGAGACCTGGCATTCAGAACATATAAGGCCAGCATGGAAATGAAGGATTTCCCTAAATGTGGTTCTGAAAGAGAAGCCGCGTTAAAGCTGGCTGAGTGGATGCAGAGAATGGCTGCTGCAATTGAGAATTACTGGAGCGAACCATAATGGCTAAACCAGCGCGAAGACGATGTAAAAACGATGAATGCCGGGAATGGTTTCACCCTGCATTCGCTAATCAGTGGTGGTGCTCTCCAGAGTGTGGAACCAAGATAGCACTCGAACGACGAAGCAAAGAACGCGAAAAAGCGGAAAAAGCAGCAGAGAAGAAACGACGACGAGAGGAGCAGAAACAGAAAGATAAACTGAAGATTCGAAAACTCGCCTTAAAGCCCCGCAGTTACTGGATTAAACAATCCCAACAAGCCGTAAACGCCTTCATCAGAGAAAGAGACCGCGACTTACCATGTATCTCGTGCGGAACGATCACGTCTGCTCAGTGGGATGCCGGACATTACCGGACAACTGCTGCGGCACCTCAACTCCGATTTGATGAACGCAATATTCACAAGCAATGCGTGGTGTGCAACCAGCACAAAAGCGGAAATCTCGTTCCGTATCGCGTCGAACTGATTAGCCGCATCGGGCAGGAAGCAGTAGACGAAATCGAATCAAACCATAACCGCCATCGCTGGACTATCGAAGAGTGCAAGGCGATCAAGGCAGAGTACCAACAGAAACTCAAAGACCTGCGAAATAGCAGAAGTGAGGCCGCATGACGTTCTCAGTAAAAACCATTCCAGACATGCTCGTTGAAGCATACGGAAACCAGACAGAAGTAGCACGCAGACTGAAATGTAGTCGCGGTACGGTCAGAAAATACGTTGATGATAAAGACGGGAAAATGCACGCCATCGTCAACGACGTTCTCATGGTTCATCGCGGATGGAGTGAAAGAGATGCGCTATTACGAAAGAATTGATGGCAGCAAATACCGAAATATTTGGGTAGTTGGCGATCTGCACGGATGCTACACGAACCTGATGAAAAAACTGGAGACGATAGGATTCGACACCAAAAAAGACCTGCTTATCTCGGTTGGCGATTTGGTTGATCGCGGTACAGAGAACGTCGAATGCCTGGAATTAATCACATTCCCCTGGTTCAGAGCTGTACGTGGAAACCATGAGCAAATAATGATTGATGGCTTGTCAGAGCGTGGAAACGTCAATCACTGGCTGCTTAATGGCGGTGGCTGGTTCTTTAATCTCGATTACGACAAAGAAATTCTGGCTAAAGCTCTTGCCCATAAAGCAGGTGAACTTCCGTTAATCATCGAACTGGTGAGCAAAGGTAAAAAATATGTCATCTGCCACGCCGATTATCCTTGTGATAAATACGAGTTTGGAAAGCCAGTTGATCATCAGCAGGTAATCTGGAACCGCGAACGAATCAGCAACTCACAAGACGGGATCGTGAAAGAAATCAAAGGCGCGGACACGTTCATCTTTGGTCATACGCCAGCAGTGAAACCACTCAAGTTTTCCAACCAGATGTATATCGATACCGGCGCAGTGTTCTGCGGAAACCTCACATTGATTCAGGTACAGGGAGAAGGCGCGTGGGCATAAGAGAACTAAACCTCACCAAAGAGCAGCACGAGTGGCTGAATGGCTGGCTTGAACTGTGGGGCGCATGGGTTTATTCAGGTCGTCTGGAAAAGCGCATGAGCAGCGTAATAGCGAAGTTCATGGAGAGCGTAGAGCCGGGAAGAATTATGACAAGGCCAATGTGTAATGATGATGATGGAATGTTGATTTCTCAGGTCGTCGATTCCGTCATGTACATTGACAAGAAAGCCTTTGGCATCCTCCTCAGCTACTACGCTCATGGTTCATCTAAGCGAGCAATTGCATCCTACTATCACGCGACTGCAAAGCCACGCAAGATGTGTGGACGTGGTGGCGAGGGATGGAGAAAACCTTCACTGGCAACCTGTAGAAACGAAATTGACGACATTCTGAAAGCGTCGTTATTTGTTTTGTACCAGCCAATGCAAAATGCTTTCAAAATGCGTAAACGTGTTGAGAAAGTTAAGCATGTTGCTGTTAAAAGCCTTGACATGCAATTATCCATTTAGCCATAATTAGAAGGTAAGCTGCCGTTAGTGACTCTTAAGTTGCAACGGTGGCTTTTTTTGTTTGCACAACAGGTAAGAGCATTGAACCCGCAGACCTCGCGGAATTGGTGAAAGGTGCCGCGCAGTGCTCTTATCGTTGTGGTGAAGCTCAATGGCGAGCTAGCAGATAGGCGACAGTGAAAATACTAGTCATGTAGCTGACCGCCGCGCGTACTGCAATCGGCAGCGCACCGATGGAAGCCGGTTCGATTCCGGCCGCCACAACCCAAACTGAGCCGTAGCCACTGGCTATCCTGAATTCATCAGTGATAGTTATGCTGCGGCCTTCTACACATGACCTTCGTGAAAGCGGGTGGCATGAGGTTGCGCTAACAACCTCCTGCCGTTTTGCCCGTGCATATCGGTCACGAACAAATCTGATTACTAAACACAGTAGCCTGGATTTGTTCTATCAGTAATCGACCTTATTCCTAATTAAATAGAGCAAATCCCCTTATTGGGGGTAAGACATGAAGATGCCAGAAAAACATGACCTGTTAGCCGCCATTCTCGCGGCAAAGGAACAAGGCATCGGGGCAATCCTTGCGTTTGCAATGGCGTACCTTCGCGGCAGATATAATGGCGGTGCGTTTACAAAAACAGTAATCGACGCAACGATGTGCGCCATTATCGCCTGGTTCATTCGTGACCTTCTCGACTTCGCCGGACTAAGTAGCAATCTCGCTTATATAACGAGCGTGTTCATCGGCTACATCGGTACTGACTCGATTGGTTCGCTTATCAAACGCTTCGCTGCTAAAAAAGCCGGAGTTGACGATGGTGGAAACCAATAAGCAGCGCAAAGCATTCTTAGACATGCTGGCGTGGTCAGAAGGCACTGACAAAAAAGGACAGCCTACAAACAACCGCGGGTACGATGTGATTGTCGGTGGTTCGTTATTTACTGATTATTCAGATCACCCTCGCAAGCTGGTAACGCTGAATCCAAAACTTAAATCTACGGCAGCCGGTCGGTATCAGTTGCTGTCTCGTTGGTGGGATGCCTACCGCAAACAGCTTGGACTGAAAGATTTCTCTCCTGCCAGTCAGGATGCTGTCGCATTGCAGCAGATTAAAGAACGCCGCGCGCTGGAGTTAATCGACTCTGGTTACATCCGCCAGGCCATCGATCGCTGCAGCAATATATGGGCATCACTCCCCGGCGCTGGTTACGGTCAGTTTGAACACAAAGCAGATAACCTTATTGCCAAATTCAAAGAGGCTGGCGGCAAGGTGAACGAGCCAAAATCATGAGCCGGTTAACCGCAATCATCATTTCCGTTGTCGCCTGCATCATCGTGTCGCTTGGTTGGGCGGTGAATCACTACCGCGACAACGCCATAACCTACAAAGACCAGCGTGATAAGGCCACTGAGAAGCTAATCCAGGCTAACGCCACTATCGCTGATATGACCACCCGGCAACGTGACGTTGCGGAGCTTGATGAGAAATACACGAAGGATTTAGCCGATGCGAAAAAGCAACTTGATGATCTGCAGCGTTGCGTTAGCACTGGTAAGTGCGGGTTGCGCGTCAAAGCAACCTGTCCCGCGAACGGAACGACCGCCGCCACCGGCATGGATGATGCAACCAGCCCCCGACTTACTGACTCCGCTCAGCGGGATTATTTCACCCTCAGAGAGCGAATCGAAACCATCACTAAACAACTGACCGGTCTGCAGGCGTATGTGCGCGAGCAGTGCCTTAAATAGCAAGAGAGGAATAAATGAACAGTAACTTAGTATGTGCAGAAAATGAGAATAAATCATCAATCGATCGCATTATCAACTCCGCACACAGCCAGAACATTAAGCAACAAGCTATTGAATCACGGCTTGGGGCGTTGCTTGACCAATTGCGCGGTGCTCACCCTGTCGGTAACGGATGTGCGGTATCAACAGAGGTAATTGAAGGTGCTCTCCCTGTGCTTGAATCCGCAGTTTCTCGTCATCGTGAGTTAAATGACAGCATTCTCGACCAAGTTGCGGAACTGGAATCGCTGCTTACGTTTTAAGTTATACATCAAAGCGCAGTGCCTTAACTAACCGAGGAAACCATGAACGAAGCAAAACCGCAGGACGGCAGTACCGTTAAGGGATATCGAACCCTAACCGCCGACGATATCGCTCAAATGAATGAGCTGAAAGAAATCAGCCGTGATTTTTGCGAAAAGCTCGACATTGAACGCACGCACCTCTCTCTGGAGGTTGTAGATCGTGACAGTCAGGCTGAAACAGAGCGCGCAGAAGCGCTTCGTTGTCTGGCTATCGCCAGAACAAAAATGCAGGAAGCATGCATGTGGGCCTGTCGTGCTGTTGCTCGTCCTGACGCTGATTGCTAAGCCATTACAGGAGCTCTTCAATGAGGGGCTTCGATAATGGGGATTAACTAACGTGGTGATTCATGAGAAAGCGAGAGCGTGAAATAACGCTGCTCTACGGAATATCACTCATACGCGATGACGTTCTCAATCATCCTGAGATAAAGCCAACCCTGTCTGACAGAATCATCAGCTTCATTCACCACTTCTTCTACATCGCATCTGCGCTTGTTATCGCAGCGTCAGGATTCGCATTCTTCATCTGGTCATCGACATTTCTGTGAGTAGATGCAATACAACAACCGGAGCCAACAATGGCAGAGATTATTCCCATGACTGAAGAACAGAAATTCCAGTTAGAGATTTACAAACTGGTCATGAACCAGAACGCAGCCGCAGAAGAAGCATTTCAGTTCATTGGCACTGACGAGCTGAAGCTTGAGCTATTCAAAATTCACTTCCAGTCAGGTGGCGCTAATTCAGATATCACGACCCGAACTATCGAAGCGGTGCGTAAATCGAAGGAAGCGTTAGACCTGTTCACTACCGGAGCATGATATGACCACTATTGCATGGGATGGAAAGACCCTGGCATCTGACACCCAGGCATCATCTGGTGATGTTGTGTGTTCGTATACAGAACAAAAGATTTACACACCGCCAGAATCTGGGTGGGAGGTTTGCGGCAGTAAAGTGGTTGCATTAGGTTGTTCTGGTGATTGCGGCGCGGAGATGGAATTGCAGGAACTGCTTAAGAACAACCTGACGTATGCATCAGAATTTCTCCCGACATTCTCTTTCACAGCGCTTGCTATCATCGGTGCTGGTCGTGCTTACATCATCTCAAAAGAGAAAGGCGAAACGCGGGCGAGTATTTCGCTACAGGTTGAACCTTACGCCATTGGTAGTGGTGGGCTGATTGCTCGCACTGCCATGCACTGTGGCAAAAATGCGAGAGAAGCGGTACAAGTCGCAATTGATCTTGACTGCTATTCCGGCGGCAGCGTTGATTCGTTCACCACTGGGAAGCAAGCAGAAGGGAAATAATCAATATGGCAGCACCAAAGGGCAACCGATTTTGGGAGGCCCGCAGTAGTCATGGGCGAAATCCTAAATTCGAATCGCCTGAGGCGCTGTGGGCTGCTTGTTGTGAATACTTCGAGTGGGCTGATGATAACCCACTATGGGAGGGTAAGGTATTTTCATATCAGGGAGAAATAATTAAGGCTAATGTCCCTAAGATGCGAGCCATGACTATTTCAGGATTGTGTACCTTCCTTGATATCACCAGGCAAACATGGGGAACCTTCCGGTCAATGGAAGGTTTTTCTGACGTCACATCACGAGCGGAAGACATCATCTACGACCAGAAATTCTCTGGCGCAGCCGCTGACCTTCTCAACGCTAACATCATCGCCCGTGATTTGGGCCTCAAAGAGCAGTCGCAAGTTGAAGACGTGACACCTGATAAGGGAGATCGCGATAAGCGGCGCTCTCGTATCAAGGAGCTATTCAACCGTGGAACTGGACGCGATTCTTGATAACCTGAGCGACGAAGAGCAAATCGAGTTGCTCGAGCTACTCGAAGAAGAAGAGAACTACCGGAATACACACCTGCTATATGAATTTACGCCATACAGCAAACAGCGTGAGTTCATCGACGCCGGACATGACTATCCAGAGCGATGTTTTATGGCTGGTAACCAGCTTGGTAAGTCATTTACTGGTGCTGCCGAAGTCGCGTTTCACCTTACAGGGCGTTATCCGGGCACAAAAGGCTATCCTGCTGATGGTAAATATGGCGGTGAGTGGAAAGGTAAGCGTTTCTATGAGCCTGTTGTCTTCTGGATTGGTGGCGAGACAAACGAGACTGTAACCAAAACGACTCAACGCATCCTGTGCGGTCGTATCGAAGAGAATGATGAGCCTGGCTACGGTTCCATACCGAAAGAAGACATCATTAGCTGGAAGAAGTCTCCTTTCTTTCCGAACCTTGTTGATCATCTTCTGGTTAAGCATCACACGGCTGATGGCGTTGAAGATGGTATTTCAATCTGCTACTTCAAACCATACTCGCAAGGCCGTGCTCGCTGGCAGGGTGACACAATCCACGGCGTGTGGTTTGACGAAGAGCCACCATACAGCATTTATGGCGAAGGGCTTACCCGTACCAACAAATACGGGCAATTCTCAATTCTGACGTTTACCCCGCTGATGGGGATGTCTGACGTTGTTACCAAGTTCCTGAAGAATCCCAGCAAGTCTCAGAAAGTGGTCAACATGACCATCTACGACGCTGAGCACTACACCGACGAGCAGAAAGAGCAAATCATCGCATCCTATCCTGAGCATGAGAGAGAGGCGCGTGCTCGCGGTATTCCTACGATGGGTAGTGGTCGAATCTTCCAGATACCGGAAGAGACGATTAAGTGTCAGCCGTTCGAGTGTCCTGATCACTTCTACGTAATTGGCGGGATGGATTTCGGATGGGATCACCCTCAGGCGCAGGTTCAGCTTTGGTGGGATAAGGACGCAGACACAATCTACGTTTCACGCGTGTGGAAGGCGAAAGAAAAAACAGCCGTTCAGGCGTGGGGAGCCGTTAAATCATGGGCGCATAAAGTGCCAACAGCATGGCCTCATGACGGAAACCAGCATGAGAAGGGCGGCGGTGAGCAGCTCAAAGGGCAGTATGCAGACGCTGGATTTATGATGTTGCAGGAGCATGCGACATGGCCTGATGGCGGTAATGCTGTTGAGCCTGGAATCACTGAATTGCGCGACATGATGCTTGATGGTCGCTTCAAAGTATTCAACACCTGTGAGCCATTCTTTGAGGAGTTTCGCCTCTATCACCGTGATGAAAACGGGAAGATCGTCAAGCTTAACGACGACATTCTCTCAGCCGTTCGCTATGCATACATGATGCGCCGCTTCGCAAAAATGATGCGCGACATCAAAAAACCAAAAGAGAAAAAGATACCAGCCCCAATCAGGCCCATCGCACGGAGAACTTAAATGGCCGACGAAAACAGACTCAATTCCATTCTGTGCAAGTTTGACGCGGACTGGATGGCGAGCGATGAAGCCAGAACCGAGGCGACAAATGACCTGTATTTTAGCCGAGTGTCGCAATGGGATGACTGGCTATCAAACTACACGACCCTGCAATATCGCGGACAATTCGATGTTGTTCGCCCGGTGGTCAGGAAACTGGTCGCAGAGATGCGCCGGAACCCTATCGACGTTCTATTCAGACCAAAAGACGGCGCTAATCCTGATGCTGCCGATGTGCTGATGGGGATGTATCGTACTGATATGCGCCATAACACGGCAAAAATTGCCGTTAACGTTGGCGTTCGTGAGCAGATAGAGTCCGGCGTTGGTGCATGGCGTCTGGTCACGCAGTACGAAGACAACGATCCAACAAGCAACAATCAGGTAATTCGACGCCTGCCAATCCATGAAGCCTGCTCACACGTCATATGGGACGCCAACAGCAAGCAGATGGATAAGAGCGACGCTAAGCATTGCACGGTGATTAACGCTTTGTCACGCAATGGCTGGAAAGAGTTCGCAGAGGATTACGGTATTGATCCTGACACCCTGCCATCTTTCCAGAATCCGAACGACACATGGCTGTTTCCGTGGGTATCGAATGATGTCGTCTACGTCGCTGAGTATTACGAGGTCGAAGAGAAGAAAGAGAAGGTCTTCATCTACCGAGACCCGCTGACAGGTGAGCCGGTCAGCTATTACCAGCAGGATATCAAAGACGTCATCGACGACCTGGCTAATCGTGGATTCATTAAGGTAGCAGAGCGCAAGGTGAAGCGTCGGCGTGTGTATAAGTCGATCATCACCTGTACGCAGATACTGAAAGACCGCGAGAAGATAGCCGGAGAGCATATTCCAATCGTTCCATTGTATGGCGAATGGTCATTTGCTGGTGACAAGGAGTGCTACGAAGGTGTAGTAAGGCTGACGAAAGACGGTCAACGCCTTCGTAACATGATCATGTCATTCAACGCCGATATTGTTGCTCGTTCACCGAAGAAGAAACCGACCTTCTTCCCTGAGCAAATCGAAGGCTACGAATACATGTACGGTGGAAATGATGACTATCCGTACTATTTGCAGAACAAGACCGATGAAAACGGCACCGACCTGCCGATTGGTCCAATCTCCTACATGGAAAACCCTGAAGTGCCGCAAGCCAACGCTTACATGCTTGAGGCTGCCACCAACGCAGTGAAAGAGGTGGCTAGTCTTGGCGTTGATGCGCAGGCAGCAAACTCTCAGGTCGCTTTCGATACCATCAATCAACTGAACATGCGGGCAGACCTTGAGACATACGTGTTTCAGGATAACCTGGCTACCGCAATGCGACGTGATGGCGAGATTTATGCCTCAATGGTCAACGATATTTATGACGTTCCTCGTCATGTAACGCTGACACTTGAAGATGGAAGCGAGAAAGACGTTCAACTCTATGCGCAAGTTGTCGATTACCAGTCCGGCAATGTGATCACACTCAACGACATTCGCGGTCGCTATGAGTGCTATACGGACGTTGGGCCATCCTTCCAGAGTATGAAGGAACAGAACCGCGCAGAGATTCAGGAGTTGCTCACCAAGGTTCCGCAAGGTACTCCAGAGTTCCAGATGCTGATGCTGCAATACTTCACGCTGCTTGACGGTAAAGGCGTCGAGATGATGCGAGAGTACGCGAACAAGCAACTGGTGATGATGGGGCTGAAGAAACCAGAAACACCTGAAGAGATGGAGATGGTGCAGCAGGCGCAACAGCAGCCGCAGCAGCCATCAGCAGAGCAAATTCAGGCGCAGGGTATCCTTCTGCAAGGTCAGGCTGAATTGCTCAAGGCAGAGAACCAACAGGCGCAGATTCAGGTTGAAGCTGCCAAGGTTGAAGCACAAAACCAACTCAACGCCGCGAAGATTGCGGAAATCTTCAACAATATGGACCTCGACAAGCAGGCAGAACTGCGTGAGTACCTCAAGCTCGTAGGTCAATTCCAGCAACAGCGCAGCAAAGATGCTCGTGCTAACGCTGAGCTGCTTCTTAAAGATGCAGACCAGACTCATTCACAACGCATGGATTTCGCGAATCTTATGCGTCAAGTTCAAATCCCCTCCGGCGGAGTAGCCGAGACACCTCAATAAGAGAGAGTTAATCATGGACCAAACCACCGACATTCAGGCTTCTGAAGAATTAACCCTGCCCGGCAATCATGCAGCGGCATCTGCTGATGGCTTAGTTGTCGATAATGCCAACGACAACGCAGGTCAGGAAGAAGGCTTCGAGATTGTCCTGAAAGACGATGAGAAACCAAAACAAGACCCGGCAACTAATGCTGAATTTGCCCGTCGCCGCATCGAACGCAAACGCCAGCGTGAGCTTGAGCAACAGATGGAAGCGGTTAAGCGGGGAGAGTTGCCGGAGCACCTGCGGGTGAACCCTGAGTTACCAAAACAACCAGACCCTAACGATTATCTTTCCGAAGACGCACTGGCTAAGTACGACTATGACCAGAGCCGCGCACTGGCTGCCTTCCAGCAGGCAAACAGTGAATGGCAGATCAAGGCTATGGACGCACGAAGCCAGGCTGTCGCCGAGCAGGGTCGCAAAACTCAGGAGTTCACCCAGCAATCAGCGCAATACGTCGAGGCAGCCCGTAAGCACTACGACGCAGCGGAAAAGCTCAATATCCCTGACTATCAGGAGAAAGAGGATGCATTCATGCAACTGGTGCCGCCAGCAGTCGGTGCCGACATCATGCGCCTCTTCCCGGAGAAATCCGCTGCTCTCATGTATCACCTTGGTGCTAATCCTGAGAAAACACGCCAGTTGCTGGCGATGGACGGGCAATCCGCGCTGATTGAACTCACTCGACTGTCAGAACGTTTAACTCTCAAGCCTCGAGCTAAGCCTGTTTCAGAAGCCCCGTTACCTGATGAACCCATTCAGGGGCACGCTGTTGCTGCAAATATCTCTGCGATTGAAAAGCAGATGGAAGCAGCAGCAAACAAAGGGGATGTAGAGACGTACCGCAAGCTTAAGGCGCAACTGAATAAAGGAATTCGATAATGGCATTAAATGAAGGTCAACTGGTCACGTATGCTCTGGATGAAATCATCGAAACCGTCCAGAACCTGACGCCAATGGCGTCCAAAGTGACAAAATACACCCCTCCGGCAGAATCCATGCAGCGTTCAAGCAACACCGTGTGGATGCCTGTTGAGCAGGAAGCGCCAACCCAGACTGGCTGGGATTTAACTGGCAACGCAACCGGGATTCTGGAACTCTCCGTGAAATGCAACATGGGCGATCCGGATAACGATTTCTTCGAGCTTCGTGCAGATGACCTGCGTGATGAGCGTTCTTACCGTCGCCGCATCCAGGCATCCGCCAAAAAACTGGCGAATAACATTGAGTCAGCAATTGCCAAACAGGCAACTGAAATGGGCTCGCTTGTTGTTCACGATACCCGCGCAATTGGTCCATCTACTGGCCTGTCTGGCTGGGATTTTGTGTCTGATGCAGAGCGCCTGATGTTCTCCCGTGAGCTAAACCGCGATATGGGCATCAGTTACTTCCTGAACCCTGACGATTACCGCAAAGCAGGCCGCAACCTGGTAGATGGTGACATCTTCGGTCGCGTTCCTGAAGAAGCGTATCGCAACGGTACTATTCAGCGTCAGATTGCTGGCTTTGATGAAATTCTTCGCTCACCGAAACTTCCGGCAGTTACCAAGTCAACCGCTAATGGTGTAACTGTTTCTGGTGCGCAGAAGTTTAAGCCGCAGGCATACACCCTTGATACCGATGGTAACAAAGAGAACGTCGACAACCGTGTTGCAACGGTGACCGTATCCTCCACCAACGGATTTAAGCGCGGCGACAAAATCAGTTTCACTGGTGTGAAATTCCTGTCTCAGATGGCGAAGAACGTGCTGACTGATGATGCGACTTTCTCAATCACCCGTGTGATCGATGGTACTCACATCGAAATCACGCCGAAACCGATTGCACTGGATGATGCGTCACTGACAAAAGAAGAGAAGGCTTACGCTAACGTAAACACCTCTCTTGCTGATACCACTCCGGTAAACGTTCTGAACGTGGCAACAACCACCGCTAACGTGTTCTGGGCTGATGACTCAATCCGCCTGCTGTCTCAGCCGATCCCGGTAACCCATGAACTGTTTGCTGGTATGAAAACGTCTTCCTTCAGCATTCCTGGTATTGGTGTTAACGGCATCTTCGCAACGCAGGGTGATATCAACACTCTGTCTGGTAAGTGCCGTATTGCTGTGTGGTATTCAGCATGTGCTGTACGACCAGAGGCAATTGGTGTTGGTCTGCCTAACCAGACCGCGTGATAACCAGAGGGAGCTTCGGCTCCCTTTTTTATCTGGAGACAAGCATGACACACATGATCTTTCGTCATGGCGACATGAAGAAATGGAAAGGCGTTGGATACGACTTTGAAATCGTGAAAGCCGAAGAGCTTCAGGAATATCTGGATGCTGGTTGGTTTTCACATCCTGATGACCTTTTGAAGGATGTTGCAGAGCCAGAGCCAGAAGAAAAACAGCGTAAAAAGCCTGGTCGAAAACCTAAGGCGGCAGCAGATGAACCTGACAACGAAGGGTGATTTAGTTCTTGCGGCATTACGTAAGCTCGGTGTGGCATCAAATGCCACGTTAACCGATGTCGAACCTCAGTCCATGGAAGACGGAGTCAACGACCTTGAAATGATGATGGCTGAATGGCTTGGTGGTGATGCGTCACCTGGGATCAACGTTGGCTACATTTTTGCTGATGCAGATGTTGCTCCGGATCCGGGCGATGAGCACGGCTTATCAAATAACGCTATAAATGCTGTCATTTTCAACCTTGCCTGCCGCATTGCTCCGGATTATGCGCTGGAAGCGTCTGCAAAACTTATAACCACTGCCAGATACGGGAAAGAGCAACTCGTCAAACTGTCTGCAATGGACAGAGCAAAAGCCGCTAAATGTAAGTCCGGTTATCCAAACCGTATGCCTGTTGGTAGCGGTAATCAGTTGGCGAAGTGGAACGGTTGGAATTACTTCCACCGGAAGGAACCTTGCGATAACGGGAGCGAATAAATGCCGATTCAGCAACTTCCGCTTATGAAAGGTGTCGGCAAAGATTTCCGAAACGCCGACTATATCGACTATCTGCCAGTGAATATGCTGGCTACACCCAAAGAAATACTCAACAGCAGCGGATATCTTCGCTCATTCCCGGGCATTGCCAAACGCTCTGATGTGAACGGCGTATCTCGCGGCGTCGAGTACAACATGGCGCAGAGTGCTGTTTATCGCGTGTGCGGGGGCAAGCTGTATAAGGGCGAAAGCGAAGTCGGTGATGTTGCCGGAAGTGGTCGTGTATCAATGGCACATGGTCGGACATCACAGGCGGTAGGCGTTAATGGTCAACTGGTCGAGTATCGCTATGATGGCACGGTTAAAACCGTCTCAAACTGGCCGACAGACAGCGGATTCACTCAGTATGAGTTAGGTTCAGTCCGCGACATTACACGCTTACGTGGGCGTTATGCGTGGTCAAAAGACGGAACTGATTCATGGTTTATCACTGACCTTGAAGACGAATCGCATCCTGACCGATACAGCGCACAATATCGTGCAGAGTCGCAGCCTGACGGCATCATCGGCATAGGTACATGGCGAGACTTCATAGTCTGCTTTGGTTCGTCGACGATTGAATATTTCTCCCTGACTGGTGCAACCACTGTTGGGGCTGCTTTGTATGTCGCCCAGCCATCACTGATGGTGCAGAAAGGCATTGCCGGAACCTACTGCAAAACGCCGTTTGCTGACTCGTATGCGTTCATCAGCAATCCGGCAACAGGCGCGCCGTCTGTGTACATCATCGGCTCCGGTCAGGTATCACCAATCGCCAGCGCGAGCATTGAGAAAATCCTCCGCTCCTACACTGCTGATGAACTGGCTGATGGCGTGATGGAGTCTCTGCGATTTGATGCGCATGAGTTGCTGATTATTCACCTGCCGCGCCATGTTCTTGTTTACGACGCATCTTCAAGCGCCAATGGTCCGCAATGGTGTGTGTTGAAAACAGGCCTGTATGACGATGTGTACCGCGCTATCGACTTCATTTACGAAGGCAATCAGATAACGTGCGGCGATAAGCTGGAGTCCGTGACCGGGAAATTGCAATTCGACATCAGCAGCCAGTACGACAAGCAACAGGAACACCTGCTGTTTACTCCACTGTTCAAAGCGGATAACGCCAGAGTGTTCGACCTTGAGGTTGAATCGTCAACTGGCGTTGCGCAGTATGCTGACCGCCTTTTTCTCTCTGCAACCACTGACGGCATCAATTACGGGCGTGAGCAGATGATTGAGCAGAATGAACCGTTCGTTTACGACAAACGCGTTTTGTGGAAGAAAGTAGGGCGCATCAGGAAAAATGTCGGCTTCAAATTGCGCGTTATCACGAAGTCACCTGTCACTCTGTCTGGCTGCCAGATAAGGATTGAGTAATGGCTGATTCGAATCTCAATGAGCCGGTAATCATTCAGGCTACACGACTCGACACATCAGTCCTTCCACGCAATATCTTCTCGCAGTCGTATCTGCTTTACGTTATCGCACAGGGCACTGATGTTGGTAACGTGGCTAACAAAGCCAACGAGGCCGGACAGGGCGCTTATGATGCACAGGTCAGGAACGATGAGCAGGATGTCACCCTTGCAGACCATGAATCCAGAATTGAAGCTGCTGAAGCAACTCTCATCAATCATGAACATAGAATTGCAGCAGCGGAAAGCACTCTTGCAGATCATGAAACAAGGATTACGGCTGCTGAAACAGAGCTGGCTGATCACGAGACGCGAATTGCTGCCAATGAATCTGAGTTAGCAAACCATGATGCGCGCATAACTCAGAATACAACCGATATCGACGCACTTGATACCAGGCTCACAGCGGCAGAAGGAAGTATTTCGACGCTACAAAGCACAGTTGGTGATCACTCAACAAGAATATCTGCGCTTGAGTATGCCACCACGCGCAAGAAATCAGAGGTTGTTTACTCAGGAGTATCGGTAACAATTCCGACAGCGCCGACCAACCTTGTTAGCCTGCTGAAAACGCTCACGCCGTCATCCGGCTCGTTGGCACCATTCTTCGACACAGTTAACAACAAGATGGTTGTGTTCAACGAGAACAAAACCTTGTTCTTCAAGCTGTCGATCGTCGGGACGTGGCCCAGCGGAACCGCCAACAGGTCAATGCAGCTAACCTTTTCCGGCTCTGTTCCTGACACACTGGTAAGCAGTCGCAACTCGGCGACAACGACCGATAACATCCTGTTAGCTACGTTCTTCAGCGTGGATAAAGACGGCTTTCTTGCCACAAATGGCAGTACGTTAACCATTCAGTCGAATGGTGCGGCGTTTACTGCCACAACCATCAAGATAATCGCGGAGCAGTGATGATTCAGTTCAAACCAACGCGAAACATCGACCTGATAGAAGCCGTGGGAAATCACCCTGACATTATCGCCGGGAGCAACAACGGTGATGGATACGACTACAAGCCTGAATGCCGTTACTTCGAGGTGAACGTGCACGGGCAGTTCGGCGGCATTGTTTACTATCAGGAGATTCAGCCGCTTACATTCGATTGCCACGCCATGTACCTGTCAGAGATTCGCGGCTTCAGCAAGGAAATCGGGCTGGCGTTCTGGCGATACATTCTGACTAACACCACCGTTCAGTGCGTCACATCGTTCGCTGCGCGCAAATTCCGCCACGGTCAGATGTACTGCGCAATGATTGGCCTTAAGCGTGTAGGAACCATCAAGAAATACTTCAAAGGCGTGGATGACGTGACGTTTTACAGCGCCACACGCGAAGAACTAATCGACTTCCTGAATCACGGGAGATAGCCATGTTATATGCATTTAAGCTGGGCAGAAAACTGCGCGGCGAGGAACCTTATTGCCCTGAAAAAGGCGGGAAAGGTGGCAGTTCTGATAAAAGCGCAAAGTATGCAGCAGAAGCTCAGAAGTATGCCGCAGACCTGCAAAATCAGCAGTTCAACACCATCATGAATAACCTGAAGCCGTTTACTCCTCTGGCTGATAAGTATGTCGGCAGCCTCGAGAACTTATCGTCTCTGGAGGGGCAAGGTCAGGCGCTAAACCAGTATTACAACTCTCAGCAGTACAAAGATCTTGCTGGTCAGGCTCGCTATCAGAGTCTGGCGGCAGCGGAAGCAACAGGTGGATTGGGTTCCACTGCAACCGGTAATCAGTTAGCAACAATCGCACCAACGCTTGGTCAGCAGTGGCTGTCTGGTCAGATGAACAACTACCAGAATCTGGCAAACATTGGTCTTGGCGCACTGCAAGGTCAGGCAAACGCCGGGCAGACATATGCCAACAACATGAGTCAGATTTCGCAGCAAAGTGCGGCTCTTGCAGCGGCAAATGCCAACAGACCATCAGCAATGCAATCTGCTATTGGCGGAGGTGCGTCTGGTGCTATTGCTGGGGCCGGACTTGCGAAATTAATTGGTTCATCAACTCCGTGGGGGGCTGCGATCGGCGGCGGTCTTGGTCTGCTTGGCTCGTTGTTTTAAGGGGTAATCAATGGCTACGTGGCAACAGGGTATTAATTCTGGTGGTTTTCTGGCTGGCATCGGTACGCAAAATGAGAATGCGCCAAAGGCAAGCGACATTAACGCAACGCTTGGTCTGATCCGCGAAAACAATGAACTGGCTCGCTCAGGTGCAAATAACGTTGGTCTGACCGCGTTACGTGGTCTGGCTGGAGTTGCTGATATTTACAATCAGGAACAGCAACAGAAAGCGATTAGTGCGTTCAATAAGGTTCATGCTGATGCATGGGCTTCTGGTGATCCATCGGGACTATTTAAGTTTGCCCAGGAAAATCCGGCGTTTGTTGCACAGGCACAACAGGCGTTTTCAGGTCTTAATGAGCAGCAACGCAACGATATGGGCGATTTAGCCATGAGGGCTAACGTCGCTCTTTCTCAGGGACCGGAAGCCTACAGTAAATTCATTACTGACAACAAGGACAGGTTAAATCGCGTGGGGGCGAATGCTGACTGGATGATTCAGACAGGTATTCAGAATCCAGAGCAGCTATCACACATGCTGACTACTATGTCTCTCGGTGCGCTTGGACCAGAAAAGGCGTTTGCTGTTCAGGATAAGATGGTTGGTCGTGAGATTGACCGAGGCCAGCTGGCAGAGACAATCCGCAGCAATAAGGCTGGCGAGGCGCTAACAGCGCGTGGTCAGAATATCACGATGCGCGGTCAGGATTTATCGATGCAGAGAGCATCAATGAAAGGGGCGGTTGGGAATAATGAGCGTACAGTTCAGTTAGCAGATGGCAGAACTGTAACGGTAGGCGGGAAGCTTCACGGCGCTGGGGCTAATGCGTTCTACGAAGGTATCGACAACGAGGGGAATATGGTTCGCGTCCCTGCTGGCTCTATTGCCGCTCCGGCTACATCGGCAGCAAGCGCGCAGAATTACGCAATGAAGAAAGATCTTGATGCAATTTCTGGTGCATCAATTGACGATCTTGGCTTCATGACTGGCATTACAGGCTCTTCAGGTTCTCCTGCTCTTGGTGCAGATATTCGTAGCCGTGCATCTGGTGGTGATCAGAGGAAACTATACAACGCTGCACAGCGAATCCAAGGAAAGATGCAGAATCAGGGCATTGCAGCAGCCAGAGACATGGGGGCATCCGGTATCAACACCGTTGCAGAAGCAAAGATGTATTTTCAAGGTATGCCACAGGTTGATTTCTCAAGCCCTGAAGCACTGCAACAATCAATGCGCGACATTAAGCAATATACCGACAATTACAACCAGCAATATAACGTTAATGTCGGTAATGGAGGGAAGAAATCATCAATGCAACAGCCGCCTACTCAGCAATCAGCAGGAGGTAGCTACACGTCAAAATCAGGCATTCAATTTACGGTGGAATGATGAAAGTAACTGCAAACGGTAAGACATTTACCTTCCCTGATGGTACGAGCACCGAAGATATTGGCACCGCTATTGATGAGTATTTTGCTGGTCAGGCTGTTCAGCAACAAACAGTTAATCAGGCCAATAATGAACCAGCACGTGAAGAACCATCATTGATGCAACAAGCTGGCGATTGGCTCACAGGTGGTCAAAGTGCAGGGCAAATTGCAGAGCAGGCTGGTCGTGGTCTGGTAAACATACCATTTGACGTATTGCAGGGTGGCGCAAGTCTGATTAATGCAATCAGCCAGGGGCTTGGTGGCCCCAAGGTTTTGGACGATGTCTATCGTCCAGTAGATCGACCAACAGACCCTTATGCGCAAGCTGGAGAAACAATTGGTGGGTATTTAGTTCCTGGAGTTGGAACGGCAGGAAGCGTGGCTATTGGATCACTGGCAGAGGCCGCTAACCAGAAAGGCGATTTCGCGCAAAATGCAGCTAAAAATGCCGGGGTTAACCTTGCCGCGCAGGGTGTTCTTTCCGCAGCAGCAAAGGGAATAGGGCGTGGAATAACGGCTATAAAAGGCGATATTGCGCCAGAAGTAGCGAAAAAAATTGCCACATCAGAATCGATGGGCGTGACACCTATGACATCTGATGTAATCCCGCCGAAAAATGCTTTCACTCGTGGCCTTACTCAGGATGCTGAGGGGGCTTTGCTCGGGACAGGATCAAAGCGAGCTGAGCAATATGCAACGCGCAGTAAGCTGGTAAGTAATTATTTTGACCGTTTTGGTGAGTACAACCCTGATGATGTGGTGAAATCTCTGACCACCACGTTAAGGGGGCGGAAGGATGCTGCTGGCGCTGTTATCAATGACGTCACCAATAAAATGGGTAATGCCGCAGTTGATACTACAAATACCATGAATGCTCTGAATACAGCGATCGCAAGACAGGAACGGCTTGGGACTTCAGCCAATCAAAGCCTGCTTACATCCTTGCGTAACCTGCGTGAAGAATTAGCAAACCCTGCAACTGATTTGGATGTTACGTTTGATCTCTTGCGTCAGCACAGAACAGCATTTAGATCTAATGTTCAGGGAGATGCTATGGTCTTCCCCAACCAGGCAAAAGCAGCTACCAATATGGTAGAGAATGCAATGTCAAAAGATCTTCGTAACGCAGTTGCAAAAAACCTCGGTGCATCAGACGCAGCAAAATACCTTAAAGCAAACTCCGATTATGCAAACGTTTATAATAAGGTGCTTAATAAAAACATTGCTAACAAGCTCAACAAGGCAAGCAGTGAAGCCAGTCCTGAACTTATAAATACCGTTGTATTAAGCAGAAAACCATCTGACGTGAAACGAATCTGGAGCGCATTGGATGATAAAGGGAAAGATGCTATGCGTGCAGCTTACGTCAGCAAAATAGCGGAAAAGTCCGGTGACTCTCCAGCCAAGTTCATCACTGAAGTTAATAAGCTGAAATCTCAGTCAGGCGGTGAAATTTACAACACTATTTTTTCTGGAAAGCACATGAAAGAGCTTGATGCTCTTCATGAAGTTCTACAGCAAACAGCAAGGTCAGACACCGCAAATGTAGTAACTCAGACGGGGCAATCGCAAGCCAACAGGATAAGGACGATTGGCGCAACTGCGACCCTTGGCGTATCAATGGGGCTTGAGGCTGGTTTTGGTGCAATGATGCGCTTGTATGAGTCCAAAGCAGCAAGGAATGCTCTCTTACGTCTGGCAAACACCAAAGCAGGAACGCCAGCCTATGAAAGAGCATTAAGTAACGCTGCAAATGCCATCAGACCGCTGCTTGCCACTGAGGCAACACAGCAGTGACTAAATGCCATGGATGGTTATTTCCCTAGCACATGAAACAATGTTTGCTTTAATTCCACCCATACAATTATGACCACTATAGACAGACAAAAGAAACTGAATGCATTGGCATCACGATCGAAACCTTCTCCGGCACTAAATCCGTAAAAGGTCATAAAAAATATAAAAATTGCGCACTTTGCAACGTTTACAAATTTTTTCTTCACACCAACCTCCTTAGTTTTGAGCAGGATACCATGAAAAAAGTAAACATCTTTTGCCTACTTCACATTTGAATGGTTTGTCATTAGGATGTTTCCGGTTTTTTAAATATGGAAATTGATATGAAGAGGATTATTGGCGTCGTTGCTGGTGCTATGATGTTATCTGGGTGCGCAACTATTGTTGGTGATGAAACGCAACTTGTGCAAGTGAACAGCAACCCTTCCGGTGCGAGCTTTAAGGTAAAAGATGAATCAGGCGTAATTGTTGCGCAAGGCAAGACTCCACAAGGAGTAACTCTTGCCAAGTCAGATGGTAGTTATTTTGGCAAAAAGAGCTACCAGATCACTATGGAAAAGGATGGGTACGAACCAGTTACCCTGCCAATCAAAGCCAATGCTAATGGTTGGTATATTGGTGGAAACCTTGTGTTTGGTGGGTTAATTGGTTGGCTTGCTGTAGATCCTTTTAATGGTGGGATGTATACCTTGAAGCCAAAAGAGGCAAACGCATCTCTTATACCATCAACAAAGCAAGACTAATAAATAGGACCCACCTTCAGGTGGGTTTTTTGTACAAATCCTTCAGCGTATCAAACACCATCTTCTTAACAAGCTCTGACTGCTCATCAGCGAGTCGTTCTGCATCGTCGCGATATCCAGTCACAGGCGATGGTTTTGATAGAGCATCTTGGACGATTTGTAACAACTCGGAGTTCATTGATCTCCCATTCGCCTCCGCCCTGAATTTTAATTTCTCCCTTACTTCCATAGGCATACGGAAGTTAAAGTGCGGATCATCTCTAGCCATGCCATCACTCCAAGTTAGTGTATTGACATGATAGAAGCACTCTACTATATTCTCAATAGGTCCACGGTGGACCTATATTGTGAGGTGAATATGAAAGGAATGAGCAAGATGCCGCAGTTCAATTTGCGGTGGCCTAAAGAAGTATTAGATTTGGTACGCAAGGTGGCGGAAGAGAATGGTCGGTCTGTTAACTCTGAGATTTATCAGAGAGTAATGGAAAGCTTTAAGAAGGAAGGGCGCATTGGCGCGTAAAGTTGAAGCCCCAACTGCGGGAACAGTCAGGGCTTCGGTTGTCAGTAAATCCGTGGAGAAAAACCAACATGAATAGTATAGCAATTTTAGAAGCAGTGAACACCTCTTACGTACCATTCAACGGTCAGCAAATTATCACCGCCATGGCTGCCGGAGTTGCATACGTTGCGATGAAGCCAATCGTTGAAAACCTTGGAATGAGTTGGGGTACTCAGCAACAAAAACTTATGAAACAACTAGATAAGTTCAACTGTATTCATATGAATATGGTTGCCGCTGATGGGAAGCTTCGTAAGCTACTCTGCCTTCCTTTGAAGAAGTTAAATGGATGGCTGTTCAGCATCAACCCTGAGAAAGTTCGAGCTGACATCCGCGATAAACTGATTCAGTACCAGGAAGAATGCTTTACTGTGCTGCATGACTACTGGACGAAGGGAAAGGCAGAAAATGCACGTAAGAAAACATCTGTTGATGACAGGACTCCGCTTCGTGATGCTGTAAATATGCTAGTCAGCAAAAAGCATCTAATGTACCCAGAAGCTTATGCAATGATTCATCAGCGTTTCAACGTGGAAAGTATTGAAGAGCTTGATTCATCTCAGATACCGCAAGCAGTAGAGTACATCCACAGGGTAGTGCTTGAAGGCGAGTTCATTGGCAAACAAGAGAAGAAAACCAACGAGCTTTCTGCAAAAGAAGCAAACAGCCTTGTATGGTTATGGGATTATGCCAACCGTTCACAGGCATTATTCCGTGAACTGTATCCGGCATTAAAACAAATTCAATCGAACTATTCCGGCAGATGCTACGACTATGGTCATGAGTTCTCGTATGTTATCGGAATGGCGAGAGACGTTTTAATCAATCACACACGAGATGTTGATATTAATGAGCCAGACGGACCAACTAATCTTTCCGCATGGATGAGACTTAAGAATAAAGAATTGCCTCCTTCAGTACATAACTACTGACAGATAACCAACGCAACGACCCAGCTTCGGCTGGGTTTTTTTATGCCCAAAATTCACCGTAGCCA